GAGATCCTAAAAGGCTTTCAAGCACCTGTAACGCCTCCTATGGCTCCAGAGGGTGTACCAGCACCTGCAGGTCAGGAACAAGCTCCACAGGCGCCTCAGGGTGGTGTACAGGATACGTCAGGCGGTGGCGGTGGTCAGATAGGCACAGGTACTGCTCCTGTACCGGGTGAACAAGGGTTTAGTGGTAA